TTCCCACGGTGCTGATGCTTTTGGTCTGGTGGCCGTCTACCGCGAAGGCATTGGTCAGACAGACTCATGGGGTGATACAATACGAAGAAATCTCAAAGGTGTAGCTTGATTGGCTGGTGCTGATAAAATACACATGTGATCACATATTTAGGATGTTCTAAATGGCTACTACTAAGCTCGGAAAAACTACCATTGGACTGCTGGACGACATAATTAGCGGAGTCGTCAGCACTGCTGGGAAGACAGATGTTGAGCTAATAGCGCAGCGGATCGCAGATGAGACAAATATTCCATACGCAGACGCGCTTGAGTACGCAACCAGGCAAGTAGCAGTTCCTGCAGCACCAATGGCAAGACAGGGCGTTCAGAAGGTCAAACAATTTGCTGGTGCTCCACGCAATGTGACCAATGAGGCTCAAGCCGCACAGATGCGTAGTGATTACATGGATCTAGTAAATCTTGGTCAGGCGGGGAGAGATTGGTACAAAGAATCAAGCAACTGGATCAATAGGACGGCTCCGGGGAGCCAACAATCTATTGCTGACATTATTGGTATTACATCTCAAGGAACAGGCGTTGACGCCAACCTTGGTTTTACTGTTAAAGGTGTAAATCAGGCTGCATCAGGGATGCCTGTAAACACTGGCCGCTTCCCATCTAATCAATCACCGTTGATCGAGTACGCCCTACAAGGGGATCGAGCGCATCTTGGGCCAAAGCGTCAACCATTCGCAGACAACCTAAGCATGGCCTGGGTCCCTGATACATCAAACACAGCAGTACACGATATCTGGCAGGGTAGAGCTTTCGGCTACACGCATCCGCCAACAGCAAAGTTCCCAGAGGGCAAACCTTGGGACGCTGGATTCAGTCCGCAGCAACATGCGTTCATGGACGAGCAGACAGCAATCATCGAGCGCGATCTCAACAAGAACGCAGTCGGTGGATTCACAGACTGGGACGCTAAGAACACACAGGCCGCAGCATGGACCGGGGCTAAGATCAGGGCAGGTGAAGTTTCTCCAGAGGACGCAGCAAAGCACTATGGTGATTTCTCACCTAAGTACCAAACTATGTCCACTTACGAGCAAGTGCCTGGCGCGAACACTGGATACCTAGAAGGTATCGTTGATGCTCCATATGACACAAGAGCAGCATACAGCGGTCAGGCATCATGGATGAACAATAAAGGGCAGGATACGATTTACACTGCTGGCGGGATGATCACTGAGCCAACACAATCTGCTGTCGGTGCTTATACTCCTGCAAGCACTGGTGTTTTAGAGATCAATCCTGCGAACGTAGCAAGACCACTTGTCACCACAGAAGGCGGAGCGATCAGGCCGAATGAGTCCAATCTGTTAGACATGGCAGAATCAGCGCGAGCATATGTTGATGTACAGAACGCGGGCGCATGGCACAAGGTGATACCTGATTCACAGACTAGCGTAGGCGAAAGGACAAGCCTCTCAATTCCAATGTCGAAAAGCCCAACTAAAGAGCAGATGGAAAAAATCAGTGCGATCGCTGAAAAGAATGGTTTCTTTGCTGTCGATACGGGCAAGGGCATTAACCTCATCAATGATATTTACAATCCAATTGGTGAGGCTAGAACTGGCGTCACTCTTGGTAAAGAGCTTAAAGGTGCGCTAGGTGATGATATTAAATCTTTAAACCTTGGTAGAGTTGAGAGGGCTAAAATACAGACTGGATATGAAGACTATGAATCTGCATGGCAAGCTGGTACTGGTAGTGGTGAGGCGACATCTAAGTTCTTAACAGATCTTTCAAAGAACGATGTTTTTGCTAAAGGCATTGAGCCAGCACTGCGAGCAAAGGCAGGGCAGAACCTAGAGCGAGATGTAAAGTTCGCGCAGCAGCAAGGTATGCCGATACGCGATGATATAATAACAGCTTTAACGATACTACGAGATGAAGGTGTCGCAGGACTCAAAAAGGCTGTAGATAATGGCGTTATTCTTCCGGCTCTTGTTGGCTCGATTCTTTCCCCTGCTGTGATTGATTCTTTAAGCGCGAACGATAGTTCACTGAGGGGAACAAATTGACACCATTCAGTCGGTTGAACTTTGCCAGCTCTTCTTCTGGCGTGATGTCGTATGAATCAATGAGAACAAGCCCATTGGGAAGGACGGTTTCTTTAAACGGCATTTTTAGTCTCCTGTTTAGCTCTACGCGGCAAGTAGGATTAAATCGCGTGATACATAGTGTACACCTGTTTGATGGAAAGGCAACGGCATGAACGACACTGATGCAGCAAACATGATTAAGATGATGTTGCTGGGCAAAATGCCTCGCTTCACAGAGCAAGAGATAAGCATGATGAACACTGACATGCGAACTCCTGCACAGAAGTACCAGGACTCACGCCTGGAACTAGCAATGATGAACGCTGACGTAGGGCAAAATATCACCAAGCCAAGAGTTTCACCGCAATTTGCCGCTGAAATGGCGGACAAAATCATGCGAGAGAATTATGACCCAGACCCTGATGTAGGCAGCATCCAAGGAACGGAACCTGGTATTTTGAGGCAGCTCGCTGGTGACGCAGCATTTGCAATGCAGGATTTTGGAAAGAGCGCACAGGACGCTGGACCACTTGGCTACCTGGCCGGATCTGCAATTGAGAGCACGGGTGATATCGCGCAAAAATATGCGTATGGCGAGTCAGACTGGTATGATCCATTATTGCTAGGCTTAAACGCACTTGCTTTAACACCTGGAGCATTCATGTCGTCAGGCATGCGCTCAGCGATGAAAAGCCCGGATGCCAAGTATTCGATATTCAAAGAGCTGTTTGGGAATTAACGATGGCGATCAGCAATTACACAACTTTACAGTCAACGATCAGTGATTTCCTTAACCGGGATGACCTGGATGCGGTGATCCCTACATTCATCCAGCTGGCAGAAGCGCAGTTTAACCGCGATATTCGCCATTGGGAGATGGAAGCTAGATCTAGCGGTCAGCAGTCCCAGGGTGATCAATTTATGCAGCTACCGGCCGATTGGCTGGAAACAATCCGGCTGCACTTGACCGGCAGCGGCACACAGGCTGTCGAGCTCACATCATTAGCATCCATGGCAGACAAGCGCGCAGCTGTAGATGACCAGGCAGGAACGCCACGGTTCTACTGTCATGTTCGCGGTGAGTTTGAGCTATTCCCGACACCGGATGAAGACACGGATTTTGAGCTTTTGTACTACCAAAAGGTCCCAGCATTGAGTGGGTCAAACGCCACAAACTGGCTCCTGGAGTATTCACCAGACATTTACCTATACGGCAGCTTGGCCCATTCCGCGCCATATTTGCAGGAAGATGCTAGAATTGCAGTGTGGGCACAAATGTACGCTGCAGCAGTATCGCAGCTTAACGCACAGTCAGAGCGAGTGAAGAACTCAGGGTCTGGCATTAGGCTAAACATTAGAGGACTTGGATAATGTCATTCTCAAACTATCTTGAAACAGAGATCCTGGATCACGTTTTCGGTGGTGCTGCTTACACAGCTCCAGGAACACTTTACCTGGCACTTCACACTGCAAACCCAGATGAAGATGGATCAGGCACAGAGGTATCAACGTCAGGCACAGCATATGCTCGCGCTACCGTTGCGTTCACCACTTCAGGCAACACAACGTCAAACACTGCAGCTGTTGAATACTCAACTGCGACTGCAAACTTTGGCACTGTGACTCATGTTGCTGTGTGGGATGCATCTACAGCAGGGAACATGCTTGCTTACGCGGCACTGACTAGCTCAAAGACAATCGAGACTGGTGACGTATTCCGCGTTCCTGCCGGTGATCTTGACATTACGTTGGATTAATAGATGCCAATTGAGCGCGGTGGATACGGCTACGACTTTTACGGTAGCGGTGATTACGGAACAGAAGGTGTAGTCCACACTGGTAGTGCGGCTACATCTGTGTCGTCATCTACTACGGCAGGAGGTTATGTAACCACGCTGTCAGGAACGATCAGTGGTTCTGCGTCAAGCTCAACCACTGCATCCTGTAACGCCACGTTCGGGTCTGGGGCTGTCGTAAGCTCAACAGCGGTCAATACCTCAGTCGCAGAACAGTTTGTACTCAAAGAGTCAGACAAGTTCTCATACGGCACTGGCGCGTATGGCTACAACGTATTCGATAATGCTGACCTACAGACAATTGTCTCAGCCACTGCTGTAAGCTCTACAGCGTCCGGTGAGCGCGTCCAAAGTGCATCAGCGACATCATCAGTATCCGCATCAACTTCAGGAGCGTGTGAACGCATTAGGGAGCAGTCATCTGA